ATATTTTAAAATTGAGTAAAAAAAGCAAGTAGTATCAACCACTTGCTCGTTTTTATTTTATTTAAATAATTTTTTAAATGTATTCTTTCCACATATTCTATCTGATGACAGGCCATTATCGTTTTGGAATTGCCCTAATGCTACTGCTGTTTTATTTCCAAATATTCTGTCTATATCTATATTATATCCTTTTACAAATAACATCATCTGAATTAGTCTTGTAATATTTCCCTCAGCACCTTGTTTTACATTTATACATGCGTTATAAGTATTTGTTCCAAATATTCCATCAACTGCTAATTTTACGTTAAATTGATTATTTAATTCTGTCTGTAATGCCATAACCATTTTTTTATGTGTATCTGGTCCATATATATTATCTAATGCTAGATCAAAGCCATAATGATTTTTAAGCCATTCTTGTATATCATACACACAATTTATCTTTCCATCACTATAAATGTCTGTATTCTTATCCTCGCTTGTTTGAACGGTATTATTGTTATTAATTTCTCCTGTTAGTTTGTTTTTAAAGTCGTACCATCTTGCTGTATCTTCAACAAGCGGTGCAGGACAATTTTTATGTGTTACATCATAATGTCTTACTACATTTTCAATAGATATATTATATTTTGCCATCAATTCTTTTGTAAGCTCTATTGTTTTATTTATTACTTCATCTTTTATATCTAATTTTCCATTATTCATATAACAGCACATTTCTATACCAATAGAATTACTATTTCTGCAATTATTATAATATTTATCTGCTCCACCTACATGCCAGGCTTTATCGCTGTCTTTTACTACTCTATAAATTTCATTCTCATCAACAAAATAATTTGCACTAGCATTTCTATTTACATTTTCAAAATAATCTGCATTATTCTTAGCAGTACTTACTGCTCCAACATAATGAATTACAATGTATTTATTTTCTTTATTAGACATTGCATTAAAATTTACTTTTGTTAATTGTTCTTTTATTTCCATACTTATTCCTCCTTAGTTTTGTTGTAATTGTTACTTGATATCATTAAAACACTTCCTAAAAATGCATCAAATGCTGTCATTATAGTTATTACAACATCTGTATATTCAATATTAAAGCATTTTAAAATTACTCCAACAAAAACTGTTAATGCTGGTAAAAATATTTGAGCTATGTATTTCAACACATCATATACTTTATTGCTCATAATAAAGCCTCCTTTATATTTTTATTTATATTAATTATAACATAAAATATAAAAAAATAATAGCAGTTTCCTAAATAAATAAGACTTGCTATTATCGATACTGTAAAATATACTGTAAACCAATATAATTATATATATCATATTACTTCATCTTTTTCAAGTTAATTTTGGAGGCAAGTAGCTGTACTGCCCAGCTCTCTTCTTGATTTGCAGTCAAGACGACTTCTTTTGCCCAACTTGCCATATTACCATCTTGCCAATGTCGGCAAAATGGTATTTTATTAGGTTTTGTCTAGTTTTTTAAGTATTTCTTCATTCTGTCTAATAATATTTTTTAAATATATGTTAGTTTGTTCACTAAGCATTTTATCTTGTAGTTGTAATTCGTGCATAATATCATTATTGCTTGAATCTTTTTCTAGCATTATATAACTTGCTATTTGTAATACATTTGAAAGTATTTCAAGTAAAAATAAACTATCATTATTTACATTGTTTTCCATGCATTCCACATCCTTCTATTTCTGCAATCAAATGTATCGTATAAAGTTCCATTTTTTATCACAGTTATATGCCCTGGCATTGTTACAAGATAAGTCCCTCTTGGATATTCTTCAATAAATTCCCATACATATTTTGAGTAATGTGGTACTTTGTCATATCGTTCGTTCAGGTATTCCTCAATTGCTTCTACACTATTCATCATTAAGCCTAAATCTCTACCAGAATCACTTAACTTATCATATGCTTCGTCCCAACTTATTCCTTCCGCTACACTTATAGCTCTAACGGTACAATCCTCAATATTATTATGAAAAGGGTTTGTATTCATATATTTATACATATTACATCTCGCTTATTCTTCTTGTATATTTTTTTATCATATCTACTTCTTCTTGTGAGCCTGCATCGTGTTGTAACATTTCAATAAAATCTGTTACAGATTCTAACATATATTCAAGGCTTTTCATTGTTTCGCCCTTTGCTCCGTAATTTCCACGATCATATTCTTCTCTACCGTCTGAATAGTTTCTATATCCGTCGTACATTTCATCTAGTACTCTTTGTCCTCTATATGATGTCATTCTTCTATCTCCCATGAATCTTCCTTGGCTATCTCTTGAACGACCACCTCTATAGTCTTCCATTCCATAATCGTCTCTCATATATCTCATAGCTTCCTCCTTATTTTCCCAATATTTTTCGTTTTCTATATCTTTATGAATATCTATTAATTGATATAGTAACTGTACATTACTAGCTTGTAATCCATTTTCAGTTGCAATTTTTATAAGTTTTTCAACTTCTTCCTTGGCTTTTAATATTACATCCTGTTTGACTTCTTTGTTTTCTTCTTCCATCTACAGCACCTCCTAAGGTTTTATTTTTGCTGGAGATGATTGAGATTGTGTCGTAATAGTAGTTGTAGTTGTTACAGGTATGCTTTGATTTACAGTTGTTGCATTGCTTGGTAAGCAACAATTGCCAATATACTTAAACACACCCGAATTAACTGCGGTATTTACTCTCGTTGGATATAATCTTCTAGTTCTTACTTGTGATGCATAAATAGGTGTACAATCTTTATTCAAGAACGGATAACCTACTGTTTGGTTTCCACCTATCGTAAATACTACTTGTGCGTTTATTGTCGTTTCAGCTGGTATGCTTTGTGCTAATACTATACAATATTTTGTGCAGTTTGCATAATTTCCTGCTGGCAAATCTACTATTAATTGATTTACTCCTGCATTATAGGTTATTGCTTGGCTTAATATAAACTTATTGCAAAGTCTACAATTTTGTATACATTCTGACATTTCCATCATCCTTTCTTTATATAATTAAAGAGGTAGTGATTTACTACCTCTAATAAATCACACATTTTTTAGTGCGTGGATACACTTTTATTTATTAATAATTTCCACAGTTGCATCCTGCATTATTTCCGCAACCGCAACCATATCCATATCCATTAGTATATGTTTGTCCTGTATATGGATTGCATGTTAGAAATGCTGGTACTGGGCATTTTGGTGATAATTGGTTTACTAAATACTCATTTTGTGCTGATTGGCTTGCTGCTAATCTTAATGCATTTATTTCATTTTGTTGTGCTGTTATTTGAGCATTTTTATCTTCAATTCTATTAGCAACTATTTCATCATGTAATGCTCTGTAATTTGCGTTTTGATTGTCTATTAAATCTCTTGTATTTAAGCACATTGCATTTTGTATAGCATTAGTATTCATTGCCATATTGTAATTTACGTCTTTTATATTAGACTGTGTTTTGCAACAACAATCTGCTATTTCTTGACGGATATCGCAGCAACAACCTGCTAATTGAGAAGCTAAGTTTTGTGTTCCTAATCTAGTTTCATAACCATTTGTAGCAATTGCTTGATTTACTCCGCTAAAGCCTTGGCACATTGCTTGTTGAACTCCTGAGAATCCGTTTAGCATTCCAGTATTCATAGCATAGAAACCATCGCATAAACCGTTGTTTACATTTTCTACTCTATTGCCTATTCTGTCGAAGCCACTATCCATTTGTCTTTGAAGTGTCGCAAAGTCTGAAGCTAATACATAATTGTCTGTTGCTCCTGAACCTGTTCCTCCTCCAAAACCATTTCCATTTCTTCCCCATCCGCCAAATGCGAAGATAAGGAATATTAGTACCCATGCCCAGCTACCATCTCCACCAAAACCGTCATTATTTCTTCCATTATTTCCTGAAAGTAAGGCTACATCTGATGCTGATAATGAACCGTCTCCATAATTCATAATACTTTTCCTCCTTTTTTTATTATTTTATATATAGTAATTGCAATAACTAACCATTTATTTGTTTCATAAATTCTGCAAATTGTTTGTCAAAATCTATATTTCGTTCTTTACATATATTTCTTGCAAAATTTTCTATTTGTGTTTTATCTCCTGTTTTAGCTAAATTCATAAGTTGTACACCCATAGGAGTTTGATTTTGTCCCAACATATTAATTACAAATTGTTGAGGATTCTTAATTCCTCTTAAAAATTGCATTGGATTCATATTTTATCAACCCTTTCTATTTACTTTTTGTACTTGTTGTGTTAGACATTAAGTCTTTTATTTGTTTTTTCATTTTTTCTATTTCTTCTTTTAATTCTTTATTATCTAATTTGCTTAGTTTTTCATCTAGTTCTTTTTCTGTTATATAAATTTCTTTTCCCTCAACTTGTTTAGGTTGTTGTGTTTCAATAGGTTTATATACTACTATTCTACTTGTTCCATCTGCTTGTAATTGTTTTGTGATTATGCTACTTCCATCTACAAGTGGGAAATAACTTACACTTCCATCTAGTGGAATATCTGTTGCCTTTACCACTTCAATATTATCAACTGTTTTCCCTTGCAATCCTAATGGCTTTTGATATGCATTTTGCATCTGACTCATATAGTCTGTTGTTTGTGGTTGATACTGTGGTGTGGCAATAGGCTGTTGCATATAATATGGTGTTTTTCCATATTGATTTGGTGTATACCCATAATAAGGATTAAATGCCATTTTAAGCTCTCCTTTCTACTTTTATGATAATTATACCTTTACGTGCTAAAAACGTTTTTTGGCGTATTCTCGCTTAAAATACATACATAAAAAGAAGATATTACCCGAGCGTCATATACTTTGTACATATTTCTACAACCTTTTTTCATTTCTCGTAATATCTCCTTTCTTTTTTGATATATCTTAATTATATTTTAGCAAAATAAAAAAGAGATGATGTATCATCTCTTTATCAGTTTTATATCAGTTTCTTTATTTTACTTTTTATCTTTTTAATTCTTCTACTTACTGTTGCTGTACTTAGATTTGTTTTATTTGCTATATATACTATTTTTTCTCTTCCATATTTTCCTGTTAACATTTCAAATATAGTTAATTCCTCAATAGTAAAATTTGCATTTTCTTTTATATATTCTAGCTCAGGTTTTGTAAAATCTAGCATTACTTTATTTTCTTCTTCTTCTTCTAACTTTTCTTGTTCTTTTGGAGTTGCCATTTGCTTTCCTCCTAGTTATTGTTATTTTTCTTTGAAACATTTTCATAGTGAGCCTCCCAGTTTATATGTTGTGTAAAATTAGTATTGCTTGTATTATCTATATTTTCCATATATTGTGTGCTATCTTCATAAACAGTCTCGAAAGATGATTCATAAATAAGCCAAGCTACATTTGTTCCAACTAATGCAATCAATAATATTATACTTACTACAAACCATCTTTTTGTAGTTTTCTTTAATTCTGAAAGCATTTCTAATGCTAAGCTTTGTTCGTGTACTTGTTTTTCCATATTTTCCACACTCCCTTTTAACTCTTCTATCTCTTCTTTCAACATTTTCTATCTCCTAATTTTCATGTTTTTCGTGATATTGTTTTACATGATTATCCAATGCTTTTTCTATTTTTTCGTCTACTTCTAATTCAAATGTATCTAATTTATCTAGTATCTTATTTACCTGTTTTTCTAAATTATTCAGTCTTTCGTCTAAGCGTCCCCATTTATAAGAGTCTTGAGAAGTATCTTGCTTTATCTCTTTATTACCATTTCTAATAAATGATACAATACTTATTACAATACTTACACAACTTATTATAAATAATATTATTGTTATAAAATTCGATACTTCCATTTAACTCACTTCCCGCATAATATTTTGAAACATTGAATCTATTTAGATTATATCATATATTGTAAATATTTGCAAGTTGTCAATTTTACTTATTAATATTTTATTCATTGACATATGTTCCTTATTAATTTATCGGAAACGAAAAATTCAATTCATACCAGGGCAAATCATATTTTCCATCAGATACCCACTCTAATATGATATTGCCAGCTGGCAAAATAACCCATCTACAAAATCTTTGACCTGAACAAGCTCCTAAAACATATGTTTGATAAGCTGGTCTATATCCAACTGGCAATGTTGCAATTATTGTTTGTTCTCCTTTGACTCCCGATATATCTCCAATTACACTTACAATTCCTCCTGTTTTTTTATATCGGACTCCTTTAGTAATACTTCCACCTGTTATTCCATTTACAAGCGATAAATTTTGAAATTTTGAATCTATCTCTGCCAGATAATTTCCCGTTTTAAAATTTTTTATTGTTCCATCTTTATTTACATCTATTCTTCCCAAAACTCCATCTGTGTCATGCAATTCTAATGAAGCACTTGCAGTAAATCCTACTCCAAGAATTGCTGTATAATCTGTTCCATCTATTGTTCTAGTTTTTTTTATTCCTTCGAATCCATTCTTGTTCTGTATCTGCAACACTCCTGTCATAATGTCACCAGATTTGTCAACTTTTCCTTTGTTTATGTTATTCTGGAAATCGTCAAATGTAGTTTTATTTAATTTTGTTTTTCCATTTATCCACTCAATTAATTTCATTCAATTTATCCTCCATTTCTTTTATTCTATTTTCTAGTTTTTCTATCATTTCTTGTTGTTCTTGTATTGCTTTTGTTGCCGTTGCTAAAATCGGCAATTGATTCATATAATACCTTTCTTCTATTCCCTTTTCTTTGTTTGCTTGTTTTTTTACTACAAAGTTCTTATCTATTTGTTCCATTTCTTGTGCGATATAACCTATTTTATAGTGAGTATTATCGTCTTTCTTGTCGAACTCTTTATGATGAATTTTATTAATAATATCTATTGCTGACTCGGAACTATCTTTTATGTTGCTTTTTATTCTTATATCAGAAGAATCTCCAGTCTGATATAAATGTACACAATCAATATTTCCATTATTGTCTAGTATTATTTTTCCACTCGCTAATACAAAGTTTCCGCTACTATCTATCATTATTGGATTGCTATCATCTCCAAAAATTCTAAAGGTTTTTGTTCCAATTGAATTTTTATATACACTGAAAATTTCCTTGTTATCTCTTGTATCTCCATAAAACAAGTCTTCTCCAATCTCAAAACATAAACTATCATTATTATCATAAATTTTTGACTTTTTAAGCCTAATCTTATTGAAATTCAAAATAATATCATTTTCAATATGAAAACCATAATCATCATCAGAATTTCCACCAAGATATATAACTGGAGTATAAGTTGTCTTCCCATTTTCAGCAGTGGTCTTATAGCCCCAAGCCATAAAATTGTTTGTTGATTTTTCATTTAATGCGAACATTAAACTTTTGTATATATTACCGTAAGAAGGAAAATAGCAGTCAAAAGCACCAATATCCATAGTTTTGTCATTGTTATAAAAATGCTGACCAGTTCTGTCCAAAGCTGCAAGAATTTTTTTGTTTTGATCTAATATAGCAAAACTTGCATTTCCATTTATTATCATCATTTGTATATATTCAGATATTTGATTCCATGCCAATTTTACTGCTTCTGAATTTTGCTCTATTTTAGTTCCAAGTTCTTCTTCATCTACTTTTTTATTAACTTCTGTCATTATTTTTGTAGATGTTTGTGTAATGCTTGTATTTAATTGTACTTTTGTTGCAAATGTGTCTGTTAAATCACTTTTCTGTGCCCATTTAACTTGCACTTCTGCACTAAAGTCTTTTATTTGTATTGTATTTTTCCCTTGTCCTAATATAATATGAAGTTCGCCTAAATCTTCTATTTCTTCATTGTCTTTAATACTTCCATCTTGGTTTATTCTTCTTATTATCTTAGCTTTTTCACCATCTAATATATACTCATCTCTAACATTATTTTTTTGTCTTAATGTATCTGTTATTTTTAAATCATAATTAGTTGTATTTTCTTTTTCATCTGTTACAATTAATATGCTCTCTACATCTCTTAAGAATAAACTATCGCTTAAATATAAATCATCACTCAATACAAGTGGTGCAAATACTGTGTTATTTCCATATATATTAAGTTGCAATAGTTCTCCATTTGCACAATTATCTAATGTTAATGTTCCAACTCCTGATGTGGTTTTAGTTAAATCTGTGATATTACTTACTTTACTATTTATTCCATCAATATCCGCTGTTATAGTTGTTGTTTTGTTACTTCTATCTCCAATTTGTGATATAACACCTTTTATTTTTTGATTTTGTTTATCTACAATTAAATATGTTTGATTTATTTTTTTATCTGTTGTATCTGCTTTTTTATAATCCGTTTCGCTTTTTTCTGGTCTGTCTGTATGAATATTTTCCTCAAGTCCTTGTGTTATGTCTTGTTCATCGTTTAACATTAAGCAATTATATGTTTTGCCGAATATTTCTATATTATACATATCAAGTAAGTCATAATACATTATTCCAGTACTTACAAAATCGTTTAAATAATACTCTACACCAAATAGTTTATCTGATAACTCTTGCAAATAATCAACTCTGTCATTAAAATTCATAAATTGATTTTCTTTTATCATCAATTCGCATAAACCGTTTTTGTCTATACTGTTCTGGTCTTTTTTATATATTTTATCACTTTCTCCAGCTCTTGCAAGCACAATTGAATTAATCGGTCCGATACTTTTCTCCAAAGTTTACATTTGTATCGTTTATATATTCTTCATTTATTGTTTCCTTTGAAGAGGAAGAATATATTATGTCTAAACTTGCTAATTCATTACTTACAGCTATATTAGTTATGTTTTTGTATGTGTATAGCTTAGTATCTCGTACTAATTGTTGTTCTGGTGTTAGTTCTAAGTCGACTGGTGTTTCTAGTTTGTAATATACCGTAGCTCCTTGAGATAATTCTCCAGTTGTACTAATATATTCTGTATTTATCTCTTCATTGTTATAGCTTTCTATTTTTCCCCACTCATGATGTTCTACACTACTTATGTAATCGCCTGTTAACATTTCCTGCTGTATTGGCATTATTGCTGTTTGGGATTGATGTGGTACGTAGTCGTTTGTTGTTTCATTTTCATAAACCGACACAATTATTTCTTTTATAGTGAAAGCACCTGCCTTCGACCAGTCGAAATATATAGCATTCGCATTTTTAGTTATACTTTGATTTTGATAGATAGCTGTTCTATTACTTACAGTCCCATCTTCTTTTATTGTGCATAGTCCAACTCTCGCATTTACACTTGTATTATTAATTATATCTCCCACGCTCAAAGTTAATTTCTTAATTTCATTAGTTAATTTAAATGGTTTCGAATACAAACTTTGATGTGCCATGTTCACTTTAAAGACATTTTCTACAAATTCAACTTTTGCTCCAAAATTTTTCCAAAATTCAACTGCCTTATTTCCGTCAAATATATTCTTATTTATTACAGCTATTTCTACATTATCTTTTACTGTTTCAACCTCGCTTGGAAAATCGGGTGAAGGAACTTTGTCCTGCTTATATGAGCCTTTTATTTTATTAATTGTTAATTCACTTTCTATACTATCAGTTATATGAATCAGATTTCCTGTTACACTTTTTTTATTATATAATTCATTTATATATCTTACTTCTACTTTATCATCTAATGTTATACATATACAGCCGCCAGTAGTTTCAGCTATTTGGTCTAATACATCTCTATAAGTATATCCCATTGAACTATATGTTCCATCTTCATTTATTGTCATAAATAATTCATTTGTTATTTGTCTGTCAGCATTAGCAAAATTACTGGATTTAAATTGTAATCCTATTTTATTACATAATGCCACTAAATATTGTTTTATTGTACAAGGATAAGTTATATCTATATGCTCATAATCTTTCATAGAATATAGCATTTTATCATAACAAGTTATTTTATAACTTAATGTATCTTCTTGTTTCTCTGGCTCTTTTGCTACAATATAATTTCCATAGTCTAAATATTCATATGCTCCATTCACTAATAAACCATATTCAAACTTAATTTCAGTGCCTTTTGGTATGCTTACATTACTGTCTAATTCTAATACCTTCATAACCGATTTTAACAAACTTGCTTCATAATTAGGAGTTGCACTATTAATATCTTCACTTCCAAGTGTTATTTGTTCATTATTTATCATATAAGTGATTCTTACATCTTGTTGTTTACCAAGTAATTTTATTTCTTCTTTAAATTCATTCGAATGTGTTTTCAATTAATATCAACTCCTTTTTTTTGTACTTATAAAACTTATACTAAAACTTTCACATTTGTTTATTTTTTTGCTAACTGCTTTCCAATCTCCTGTATATGTTGTCATTGTTACCATTTTACCTTTATTGTCATCATAATACTGTGCTGTTTGTCTTGCACTATCAAATATCGGTGCAAGTTGATGTACTTCATCTTTTGTTAATGCTCTATATGTTAATACCAACTTAGGAAATATTCCTACTAATGTTCCTTTTTGTGTTCCTGCGAGATTTCTACCGCTATCACTTGACCATAATTTGTTGTATTCGAAATCAGCCTGTATTAAATAATCTCCCATATTAACATTATTTATTATTATACTATTTTTATCTACATACATCTATGCCTTGCCCCCTTATCCATTATATGCAAATTCTCTGTCATTTTTTATTTGTTGTAATTGTCTTGAGATAATCCTTCCGTTCATAGAATTGGTTATATTAGCATTTATTGTAATATATTTCCCAATTGTTGAACCTAATTCTTCTAGTAATTGTGTATCACTTAATGGTAAATATGCTTCTCTTCCTGCTTCTCCTGCTAGTGCTGTTCCTCCTGCTACTGGCACTCCTCTACCTGGTGCATTTAAAATTGTTCCCTTTGCTAATTTAGGTATTTGAGGTATGTTAAATCCAAATTGTTTTCCACCTATTCCAGGAACCCAATCAGGGACATTAAAATGTATTCTATTTGCTCCTTTTATTAATGTATTTAAACCACTTATTATCATATTTAATGGCCATTTTGCAATTGCCCATAAACTATCAAATACACCTTTTGTTATTTGTTTTAATCCTTCCCAAGCTGTTTTCCAGTCTCCTGTAAACACACCTTTTACTAATTTAATTATTCCATCAAATATAGTTTTTATTCCATTAAATAATCCATCAAAAGAATTTAAAGTGTCTTGTAAGATATCTACAATAAAATCATATAAGTCTCCTATTGTATCTCCAAACATTTTATGAATCCAATCACTTTTACTTTCTAGCCAATCAATTCCTTTTTGGAAAAATGCTTTTATTTGCTCCCAATATTTAACTATTGTACCTATAATTAATACTATTGCTCCTGCTACCATCAGTGGTACACTACCAATTATTACTCCAACTCCTAAAATTGCTAATCCTATACCTTGTATGATTTTTCCAAAGTTTTCCCAACCAGGATCCTGCAAATATCCTAGTAAACTTTCTATTGTATATATTATTCCAGCTATCAATAGACCTATTCCTAATGCTTTTATCGCATCTAATCCTAGTTTCCAAGCTAATAGTCCTGCTGTAATTCCAGCCATAATTGATAATATCAAATCTTTATTATCTGCTATCCATTTAAGCCAATCTGGAACTTCGCCTTGCAACATAGAAGGATCTATTGATGGTGCTATTGCTCCACCTCCTGTACCTCCACTTGTTCCACTATCTGACGTGTCTGTTAATATATTCATTTCATCAAACGGGGTAGTCTGTAAATCTTTCTTTATTTTTCCTGTGTTTTTACTTATTCCACCTGTACTGTTCTTTGCATTCATAAAGCTTTTTGCACTATTTTTACTGAATAATGTTATTCCAAACCAAGCATTTAATATATAATTCAAATAACTTAATAATGTACTTGCTAAGTTTACAACATATTTTAATGCTGGTGCTATTGCTTGTGCAATTAAATATCTAATATACTCCAAATTTGTAACATATTGTTCGTCATATTGTCCTAATGTACTTGAAGCTGAACTCATTAATCTATATGCGCTTGCTACACTAATTATTCCTAACGCTAGTCTGCCTATGTGCTTTATTGAACTTGATACTGATGTATTTACTTTTTGGAATCCTTTTTTCAATTGGCTCACTTGTGCTTGTTGCTTTTGCAGATTAACACTTTCGATTTTGGTTTTATATGATGTCACATTGTCTTTTGTTTGTTTGTATGCTAATGTTGTTCTATCTACTGCATTATTTAACTTTACTTCTTTAGCATACATTCTGTCAAGTTGTGCTCCTTGTTTCTCATTTAATGCTATTATCTCTTTTGAGCCTTGTAAATCAGTAAATTCTTGTGGTGTTAAAGATATTCCTTGTGACTGCTTTGACATTATACTTTGTAAATGTTCTACTTGTTGTGATGTTTTTTCATATTCTTTTTCTACTTCAAATATTGCTTGTTTATGTCTTTTTAATTCATCTTCTGCTTGTAATTTTGCTTTTAGTTTTAATTCACTTTTATTTTCTTCATCTTTTATTTTCTTTTCTAAATTTATTATTTGTTTATCAAATTTATCTGTTGAAAGTTGTGTTTCTATCATTATGCTGCCGTCTGCCATATTATTCCTCCTTTCTGTTTATTCCTACTTGTTTATAGAAATTATTTATGCTTCTTTCTTCTTCTTCTGTATATTTTACTTCTTTGTAATCGTCTTCATCTAAAGAATAATATTCTTGTGCTTCTATTACTTCTTGTCTTTCTTTTACATCTTTTATTTTATTTACATCTCTATTTCTTAAACTTCTTACTCTACTTAATACGCAACAATTTCCAAATTCACTATTTGTTAGTCCGTTTAAGTCATTCCAAAAGTCCCACCAATGCAAATATTCCTTCTCATAAGGATTATATCCATAATCTTGTATAAAACTTGTCCTTATAAATCCTTTATCTTTTTCATAGTCAAAATCTGGCTTACTATTTTCGTTTTTAAGGCTTTTATTTTCTTTATCCAATAAAAGATACTTTTTACCCAGTCTAATCAATTCTGCCCAATCCTCGTACGAATTAAGCCCATCTTCTCCAAATAATAGATAAATTATTGCTAATGCTCTTTCTGTATCATCAATTTTGCTATCTTTTGCTACTTTATCACACTTTAATGCTACTCTAAAATCAGAATTTATTTTATATTTCTTGTCTTTTATTTTTACATATTGTGGATTATTCATTATTCCATCACATCACTATCTTCTTGAGAATATTTTGTTGCTATTGACTTGATTTTTTCTTTTATATCAAGTGCATTTTTATTTAACAATGGTTTTAATTTTCCCATTTCTTTATCTAAATCCATAAAGAATGTTATATACATTTCTCTTCCACATAATATTTTCTTAATTGAGCCTTGACCTAATACCAACTCATAAGCTTCTGTTTGTCTTTTATAATATTCATTTACTGTCTTTAATAATGCTTCATCGTTGGCACTTAATAATTTTTTTCCTTTTTTATCTGGCCTTTTTTCTATCATAACTCTTTGTGCTTGTAACCATCTATTATTATTCTTTATCATTTCTTCGCTTTTTTGAGCTTTTAATGGTAGCTCTATATCTTCTAAATCAATTATTATAATTTCTCCTGTATCTTTCCCTTCTGCGTTCTTGATACCTATTTTTAGTAAATTATCTTGTTTTAATTGAATACTTTCCATTTTTATTTCTCCTTTATATTAAAATAAGGTTTAGGCTTATGCCCAAACCTTTATATTATTACCCTTTTGGTGTAAATGTTGGTTTTTGATTTGCAATTGCAACTGTTCCAATTGTTGGTTTGCCTTTTACATAAACATCATATGAAATTGTAGCATTTTCTCCTAAAAATTCATTTATTACAATTAATACATTATATTGTAATGCTTCATAAGTTGTACTTAAATCTCCTGTTGCACTTGACATATCCACCTCAAGCATTTTTGTTTCAATGCTTTCTGCTTTTTTTCTTGCTTCGTTAAGCCACTTCCATATTGGATCGTCTTTATCAATTCTTTTTCCACTTACGCTAGATTGTATTTGATAACTATCAAATGTTGAGCTTGCTACATCATCAATTATTTGTTTAAATGTATCTATTTGAGGGTTGTATGCTAAAGATAAAGCTTCAACTCCAATTCCTTCAAGTTCCCAATTAGCTTCGCCATTTGCTGATGTATCAAAATAATGTGCAAAATCTTTTCTTTTTAATTGCATTTTATTTCTCCTCCTCTTTATTTATATTCTTGGGTTGTTTCATTTCACTTTCTAATTTAATTAATTCTTTTAAAGATAGAGGTTTAATGAACCCGTTTTCATTTAATCTTGCAATATCTTTAATTGTTCCTATTTTGTCTGGCTCTATTTCATCATTCTCGAAGTAATAAACACCATCTAAAATAAAATCTCTTTGTATTATTAGTTTCATTTTAACCCTCCTTATATGTTATTTGTATTTGTATATCAAATTCTGCTGTATTTGTATTAGCATTATTCATGCTTCCACAATTTAAGCATTGTATTGATTGTATTCCTTCTACGTTAGGCAATATGCCTTTTTCATTATTAGAACTTATTAGCTTTTCAAATATTTCAAAGAATCCGACATTTATTAAATTTTCTATTGTATCTTGACTATATCCCACTCGACTTCTAAATGAATATACATCACGACATACTTTTGTTCCTGTTATCCATTCTTCTACTGTTGATGATGTAGGTATCTTATCTAAAGAGTAATTATTTGGCTCATTGCTTAACATATTAGCATTTATTTGATATTTCTTATTTGTTACTAATACATCTATAATTGAAAGTAAATATGTTCTTAATTTTGCTATTCTTAGATCTTCTACTTTAATTATAGTTTTATTTATTTCTGCCATTATTTACTCCCTCTTTTCATATATTCTTGACATTCTTTTATTATGTCATTTATTTCTGCTGATACCATTCTTTTATCCCAATATGAACCTGTTCCGTGGTGTTGTATAATTCTTAATTGGTGTTCCGTGTATTATTCCAACATACTGTGCATGAGCATAAGGTACATTATACTTTATATAATCAGTTTCTTTTACTACTGTTTCTCGTAATGCTCCTGTATCTTTCGGTACATATTTATCCATGTGCTGATAACATCTTTCAGTAAAATATTTTTGAACTTTCCCATTAGGTTCTATTCCTAAATCTGCTTTTATTTCACTAATTGGCTTTAATCCCATTCTACTTGCCTCCAAGGTGTATATGTTGATTATTTCCAAATGTATTGTTACTTATTGCAGTTATATTATAGAACTCTACTCCATTCAATTCAGATTGACTTGTAATCGTTTTTTTTATATTACCCTTACAAACTATATCCCCTATACTGAAATCTGCTATATTTAGGTTTTCGTTGCTTTCATATGGTATTCTTATTTGAACATCATTTGCATTCTCATACCCCATCTGAGTATTAGCACCTTTTCCACCAAACCACCATACTTTTTCGTAGTAATGTCTAATCCATTTGTTTAACCTTGTTTCTTCGTCAAATTCTTTATGATATAATGTCATGTCTGTATTTGTTAGCATGAAAATAAATCCTCCTTATAATAATTAATATTAGCCCCCAAATATAATATTGGTATATTATCAATTATTACTCCGTATAAATCTGTTTCCATTATATCATTGTATTGCTTTTTCTGTTCTTCTGTTAATTCTGTACCGCTTTTATAAGATATTGAATAACCATCTATATTTTCACTAGCAACACTTACATCAGATATTTTGCTTTGATATGAATTTGCAGTATTTATTAGATGATATACACATACCTTAACTTCAACCGGTATATCTTCAACATTCTTCAATCTGTTTTGCGTTCTTTCATTTATTATTTGTCGTGCTTTTAATTCTAATATATTAAAAGGCATTTCGCCTAGAGTTCCACCTAGACTTTTATACTCTTCATAGGTTAAATATTGGTTTTTAAACTCCATTTAAAATGCCTCCTTTATTTTATTATAGACTTGCAGTTGTTTTTGGTTTTAAGTTTGCGAATGGGAAACGTTTTGCTGTCTCGTTTAAAGCATTTACTGGGTTTGGTATTTCCCAACCTAATCTCATAACAACTCTTAATGCAACCATGTCGTCTTGTGCTAAGTTGTATAGTATATCTCCTGTTGATGGATCTTGTATAACTGCTTCTGTTAATACTTTATATGTTACATCTTGCCTTATTGCATATACTGCTTGTGAGAAATCTCCTGCAACTAATACAGATTTTGTTTTATCCCATGCTCCATTGTCTAAGAATGCTTTTGGTAAGCTGTCAATTTCTGTTCCTTTGATTGGTTGTCCTGTTGTATCAGTTAACATTCTGAATTTTCCTTTTAGTCCAACTCCACCTAGTAATCCTGTTACATTATATCCTGATTCTTCAACTTTTGTCATAACATCGTTGATATCTGAATATAAGTTATCTCCCTCAGTTACTTCTGCACCTGCTGTTACTATTGATGGTATTAATCCTTCTCTCCAATCTGCTGGTTTATCTGTTCCATTGAATATTGCATTGTCTATTTTCTTTCCAAATGCTTCTACTATTCTTGGTTTTACTTCTGCCCAAATATCTATTGATGCATCATTTAATACATTCTCCTTGATTGGTACTATAACTGCTAGCTCTGCTGCATTGATATATTTCTTATCCCATGCCATTTTTGTTAGGTTCTTTCTACCATTGTTTGTAGATTCGTCTACAAAGTATGCAATAGGTAAACTATCTAATACTCTTAATTTTGTTTTGTCTGAAGTCATATTTGGTAATCTTCTAAACATTGATAATGCTTTTGATTCTCTTACTACTCCTTCAAATATTTCATTTGCAACTTGTGTCTCAATTAATGCTTCTACATTTGTTTTATCAATTCCTTTTGATACTGCCATTGATAAATTCCTCCTTTATTATTCTTGATTTGTGCCACGCAAGATATTGTTCATAATATCATTTGTTGTTTGTGGCTTATCTCCACCAGCATTTAAGCTTGGAGATGTTTGCGTTTTCTTTATTACTGTATCCCCAAAATATTGTGGATTGTCTTTTTTATAAGACTTTAATGCTGTTACTAAATCAACTTCATCACTAACCATTGCTAATACTTCACTTGTAACAAATTTAACAAATTCTTTTTTTACATTACTATTCATTATTTGAATTTGTGCTTTTAATTTAGTGTTTTCATTTGTTAAAGTTCCGTTATTAGTTTTTAGTTGATTTATTAGATCTTCATTTTTTTCTTGCTCTGTTTTTTGAGTTTGTTTCCATTCATTATATGCTTGTAATTCTTCCTTACTTGGCATATCTTTTTTTGCTTTTGCAAGTCTTGTCTCTATTATTGCATTTAACTCTTCTTGAGTGAATGTTTTTTGCTCTTTTCCTCCATTATCTTGTGTTTCTGTAGTTGGAGTTACTACATTGTTATCTTTGTTTTCTTCCATTTCAAATCCTTTCTTTAAAGTCATAAAGTTAGACTTCTTCCTTGCATTTCAAGTCTACAAGTTCGACAATTTATTTATAAAAATTTAATAATAAAATAAAAGTGCCAAAGCTATTTGCTCTGACACTCGTGGTGTTCTTCTATTTTATTTATTTTTTTACATCTATTGCATAATATTTCTATTATTCCAAAGTATTTCCCTCTAAATAATAATTTATTGCAATATTTACAACGGTATTCTTTCATTCGTTACCTCTCTTATAATTATAGCATAATGTTTACATCTTTGCAACATTTATACGTTTATATCCAACTACGCTAGCTCTAGTTTTTAGCTGGTTAGGTAGTCCACTTACATTACATAATTGCCTATATTTTGTTGTCAATTGTGTTATTTTAGTTTGTGCTTGTAATGTTAGTTCTTTATCTCCACCTGATTTTGCTAGTATTTGTACATCTTTTTGTTCTCTTATTCTTCTCTCAATTAATCTTTGAAGTTGTGTGCCTTGATACATTGTATAGTGCTTTCCATCAAAATCAAATCCCTCGCTATTTTTTTCTTTTATTTCTTCTAACTGTTCTTTTGTATAAAGTGGCTTACTTATTCCTAATAGTATTCTAAATGATCTATGGTAACAATTATATTCTGAAATAGGTCTGTAATTGCCTTTGTAATGTATATCTATTATCTCGCCATTATAATCTTTTGCTATTCCTGTTTCTTGTAATTTTTTAAATTCTTTATTACTGAATTGATGTCCGCTGAACTTCGACATGATCCTCGGCTGGATATTGATGTACTGATATTTCAACTCCATCTGAGTCAAACTCTTTCCCAAATTGTTCTTGTACTTGATTATTTAGCTTTCTTAGTCCTCCTAATGTATTCATTCTTATTGCACTATCTAATCTCATACTTCTGCCACTTTCATAGTCTAATGTCTTTAGTCCACTTTGTCCAATTTGTTTTATTGCATTTCTCATCTCTTGTTGATAAGTAGTTTTACCTTGTCCAACATTCAATATTGCTTTATCTATTATATCTTTATATGTACTTGATATGTCTTTAAATACTAAATTACCTTTTAAGTCTTTAATAGTATATCCTATTGCACTTGTCCTTGACATATTAGCATATTCTTTTGCTGTTATTTTTGCTATTGCTTTTATTTGCTCTTTTAAAGCTTTATTTTCTGCATAAGGTATATAACTTATCCCTCTTGCCTTATAAAACTGTCTAGCAAAATCCTGATTCGTTTTAGCACTATATTCAAACATATTGTATATATCATTTACATTCATATTTGTTATTTCTGCTAATTTCTGTACAATTGTGTTTATATCTGTATCGTACATTAACATTTGTTGTATTTGATGTACTTGCGTTGGTGTTAATTCTCCTATTTGTCTTATTCTGTTACCTATTATTGTCAGTATATCCTCATTTAATGCATTTATTCTGTCTATTAATATTTGTACTAGCTTTTCTTCTTGCTCATTATTTAACATAGTTTACCTCCTATGTTTCATTTGCTTCTTTTCGCTCTTTGTTGTCCTTGTCTTTATCTTTGCTTTTTTCTTTTTCTTCTTTTTGTTCTTCGTCTTTTTCTTCTTGCTCTGTATTATCATCATTTAATAATTTATTGATACTAGGTGTTGCTTCTTCAATTTCCTCTATTGCTTTTTTTGCTGCCTCTTCTGTTTCTCCAAATATTCTTTCTCTATATTCTGCTTTTGATATTAAACCTTGACTTACTTCTCTACTTGCTCTTACACTTTCTGCTTCTTTATCTTCTATGATACTATCATCAAACTGTATTGCCATATCTGTTGTATCAATATTATATGTTCCAAATTGTGTTGCTGCATAACATACTGATTTTATTAAGTTTAATATATCATTATAATATCCTATTTCTAGTTTTTTCTTTCTTCTAAATAGTTTACTATTGCTACTTACTACTGCTGTTGCTGTTGATAGATTAGTCCCGTCAAAATGATAATGATTTTCTCCAAATCCTACTTTGTTACCTAGTATATTTAAATTTGTATTTAATGTTTCTATTTGTTGTGCCGTTCTTAATACATCACTATCGCTTTGTATTAAGTCATCTTTTGTTGCTCCTGTTGGTAGCTGATATACTGTTGTGTCCTCTGGGTCGAATACCATTTTTTGTGTTCCATTATCATAATTAAACATATCACTTCTTACAAATGTTCTTTTTCTTCCGTCTTTTATTTCATTCTTTAATGCATCAAATGCTATATCTACTGCTTTCATATTATCAATAGCATTGGCATAATGTGGTATTCCGAATGGGCTATTGTTAAATAAATTATTTGTTAGTAACGGCTTAAATACGCTAAACCATTTTATATTAGAATGTGTTGGAAATTCTTTCATTGTTCCTTGTTCTTCTGTTATTTCACTTAAGTTTCCATTAGAATCTTTAAATAAATGATTGTATATAACATATTCATTTTGTTCGTTTAATTTATGTACTGAGCATATAACATACTTTACACCATTTACATATTCAACTGAACCAAATGCACACTCTGTTATTTCTTTATTATTCCAACTTAATGGATAGATCCAATCAACATCTACTGTGTCGACTCTTACTTTTGCTTGTGATACATCTAAATACATGCCATCTTCATTTTGCAATATATCATATACGCTTGTTACTGTTGCTGTTGTACCTAATGCTCCCGATTTTTCTAATGCTCTATTAATTATAGAGTATAAGTCTAATTCATCTATTAATTTGTCAAATTGCTTTTGACTATCTTCTTTTACAAATGATATTTCGCATTTTTCGCTCCATAATATATCTGACCAATCCTCTGATATTTCTTTTGCCATATTCATTGTGTATCTATGTTGCTTTACTTTTCTGTTACCATTATATATAAAATAGTTGTGAAAACTTCTTACATTTCCCTTATACCATGATTTCCATTGATCTATGTATCCTTTAATTGCATCTTTTATTTCTGGATTATAGTTGTATCTTTGTTGTAGAAACTCCTCTAATTTCATTTCTAACCTCCTTATTTTTTAATTTATATTTAGCATTAATTTATCATAAAATGGGAATATACTATACTCACTAGCGTCTAAGTCATCTATTGGTGTTGTTCCATCATCTAGCCTTTCATCATTCCCGTGCTTTTCATCCCACAATGCTTGTTGATATGCTTCAATTAAGTATTTGCATTTCTTTAATATAAATCTTCTCATTTGTCCAAACAAATGGCAATCTAATTCTATTCTGTCTACTATCCTACCTTTTATACAGTCTTGTACTTGAAGCGGTATTCCATTTTGTTGTAAATATCTATTCATACCATAAGTAAGGACTTGTCCTAGGGCACCGATAATCTGCAAAACAATGTGTCACTTTTCCGTATTCGTTTACTATTTCTTTGTAAAAATCAGCAAATGCTTTATACATCTGTTCAGGCGTATGAAGTCCTGCTAGTTTCTTTTCTCCAATAGTCCACACTTCTTTAAACATTGATGTTATTCCTGTTGCTTTGAACTCTGTTTCTCCGTTCTGTTGCTCCATAGTCTATGCCTATTGATATTATCATAAAGTTTATTTTGTTTCCATATTCGTCTACCGCTTCATCTCGTGTAAACATACTTGGATTATCTGCAAATTGTTTGTATATTAATCCCTCTGCATTGCACCATTGTCCTAATATTAGTCTATTGTAATATACTGTTCCCTCATATTCTTTGCATAAATTATCGACAAATTCTTTTGATAAAAAGGGGTTATCAAATATAGTGTAATTTTGCACATATACATCTAGCCCCTTTTCCTCTATTACATCTAAGAAATCTTTTTTAAACCAATGACTTTGATTTTCTGGATTTAATGCACCATCAAAACATGAATATGGTTTGTCTAATGATGCTTGTACCATTATAAATACTTCCTGTGCCCATTTTGCAATCTCGTCGCCATAACAATATTTAACAGATGTACCCTGTATTTTACTAACTTGATTTATCTTTTCGGCTCCTAAGCAGTACACTTCTTCCCCAAATAATGTTGCAATATTAGCTGAATTTATTGTTGATACAAAATCCTTACCATATAATTGCCTTAATGGTTGTAGTACATTTCTTTCTATTGTGCCTTTAGATACTCCTAAAATCAAATTTAAGCCATCTTTTCCACTTCTCTCTATTATTCGTTTTGGTATAGTATATAAGTTGTCTAAATATGTTTTCCCACATCTTCTTGCCCCGCACTTTTAAATTGTATCTATGATGTGCATTTCTTATAAATTCTTTTTGTTTGTCACTTATTATCATTCTTAGCTTCCTTATCTATTTTACTTAATAATTCTTCTACTTTTGACAAATCTTTATGCTCTACTTCTATATTATCTCTTTGTCCTAAGTATTGTTTTCCTAGCCATATTGCCATTGTTGGATTTTTTTCTGCTAACTTAAACTGTGTTCTTCTTAAACTCATTTTTCCCGTTTGTGATTTTCTTTTAAATACATCGGAAAAACCTTTATTGTAAGTGTCCTTGCACCACCTTGTTAGTGTCTTTTCATCAATGTCAAATATTCCACATATTTCATCTTTTGTGCATTGTATAGCACATAGATTTTCAAACGTTTTTTTGTCTATGTTCTTTTGTGGTCTTCCGTCCTTTATTTATGTTGTCCATTTTATCACTTCCTTTTAATACAATCCCCACTCTGCAAATTTTTCAAATCCACCTATTTCTGCTATATATTTTCTTGCTATTTCTACTATTTCTTCATAAGATTTGCCATCTATCGTTTCATCTCCAATAGCACAGCATAATTCGACAGGTTTTCTTGTTTCTTGAGCTTTTAAGAAAGCATATATATTTACAGATACATCTGCTTTTGATAAATCTTTGCCGTGCAATCCTCCACCTGTTACTCCATCAGCCATGTCGCTTCCAAGTTTTCTGTTTGTTGCACCTGTGTCTACATTTATTCCTCCTGTCCATTCGCCTAATGGATTTATTATTGCGTTTGGGTACATTGTTTTTAATTCATTATTCTTTGCATTAGATTGGCATATTATTAACTTATCATTATCTAATATGTATTTCCCATCTGAATTATATCTTTTATATAAATCTTTTGCTATTGAGCTTAGTTTTCTTTGCTCATCTGTTAGTGGCATACCTTTAAATATTCCATTATCTCCACATCTAATCTTATCTTTTTGATTTTTTGAAAGTTCTATATCTTGTCTGTTTGGTAATATATGTACATCTATATCCTTCCCAACTATTCTATATACAACATTTTTAACATCTTCAAATGGTACTCTTGCATTTGTTTCTGTTATTATAAAACAGTGTCCATGTCCTATTAATATTTCCACTGCTATCTTGGGTTCTTTTTCTATTTTATAAGCTAAATCTACTATTGCTCCTGCTATTCTATCAGCCACCTTATCAGGATGGCTAGGGTTTACTTTCTCTATCATTTTTATTCTCCCTCTTTTATTAATACTGCTTTCTTGCCAGTAAACTCTTCCCATCGTTTTATTATTACATCAACATAATGTGGTTCGTATTCCATCATAAAACAATTTCTATTAGTTTCTTCACAGGCAATAAGTGTTGATCCGCTACCACCAAATCCATCTAAAATATTGTCATTTTCATTCGTAAAATCTTTTAATATTTCAGTTTGCATTCTTATAGGTTTTTGAGTAGGATGAACTCTATCTTCGTGTTCTCCTTCTCTTATCATTCCATTCCACAACTGATGATATATTCTTACTGGTGTTTTAAAACTACACCAAGCCATTTCGCCATCTGCAAAATTATTACTATTCATATCTATTCTTTTATCCCAAATTAACCAGCTGGGACTAAAAGGTAGAAAATCAATAAAATAATTTCCACCCCATAAAATAAATTTTTCTATACCTAAAGCAACACAAGTATTATAAAATTCTTGTGCAGTTTCTGTTGTATCATCACCCTTAACTTCTAGATAAGTTCTGTTCTTCGCTAGATTTCCTGCTCCTACTTTTCCTTTATCATTTACAATATTTATTCCATAAGGTGGGTCAGTATAAACTAAATCAATTTTATTATTATCTATTAACTTATTTACCATATCTATATCAGTTGAACTTCCACACATTAATCTATGATTTCCTAATTGATAAATATCTCCTAATTTTGCTTTAGGCTCTTCTGGTGGTTCAATGTCAAAGTCATCTTCTACAATTTCATGTTCTTCTTCATCTTCTTTAAATAATTCATCTAATTCATCAATATTAAATCCTGTTAATTCTAAATCAAAATCAAGTTCTTTTAAGTTTTCTAATTCATTTTTTAATAATTCTTCATTCCACCCAGCATTTAATGCCATTTTATTATCTGCTATTACATATGCTTTCTTTTGTGCTTCTGTTAATCCAGATAACACAATACAGGGCACTTCTTTTATATCAAGTTTTTTACCTGCTTCAACTCTTCCATGTCCTGCTATTATCATTCCTTTTTCATCTATTAATACTGGATTAGTCCAACCATATTCTTTTATACTTTTACATATTTGTTTTATTTGACTTTCATCATGTGTTCTTGAATTGTTTTCATACGGTTTTAATTCATTTATCTTTTTATAAACTATTTCCATTATTTATCTTCTTTCTTTTTATTATTTTTCCCTCGTTACTCCTTTTATTGCCCAAAATTGTGCTTCTTCTAGTTTAGTTAATGCTAATGATGTTTCTCTACTTGGTTTGCACTTTAGATCAATTTCATCATAAATAAGAGAAAAACATTCTCTTATATGTTGTATTCTATTATTTTTTTCTTCATTTACTGCAACATATTTAGCTCTATCATTCATATTATTCTGTTCCTTTCTTTTTGTTATTTTTATTCTTTGCTTTTTGTATAATCTTTTTTTCTTCTTTTATTTCTGGTATTACTTCTAATACTTTAACTGCTATTATATTATTCTTATTTTTTCCTGTTAGATATAATGCCTCTTCATCTTCTACATTAAATATATCTTCTGCAAATATTTTTCCTTCTTGCGTTTTATTTGTTGGTTGTAAATCTTTTATTTTATTATAATTCTTATAGTTAAAATCTATTATTGCTTGTACTTTTACCATATTTCCTCCTTTCTAATATTGTTGATATTCTCCAATATTCACTTTTATTATACATTGCTTTATTCTTTCTTCTAAAACTGGTATCATTTCTTTGTGCTTTAGTCTTTCTAATAACATTTTTTGTTCTCCAATATGTTTCCAAGCACTTGCATTCCACATTTTTCCTTTGTTCAAGCTTACAGAGTTTGTCGTGTTCAATCTATTCCAAACATATATCACTTCTCGTAAATTTCTTACATTTTCAAAATTTACATTATCTGCTTGTTCATATGACCAAGTCCTATCTTCCATTAAAGTGTTTTCAGGGAAATATACTATTTCGTCTTTTCTTATTACTCTACTCCAAGCTGTGCACCATGTTTTGTTATCGCAAATAAAGAAATCTTTGTAATTATCATATTCGTTTATTTTTGTTTGTGTTGTTCCGTCTGGAAATATCATTTCTAGTCCTAATAGCATTAGCTCACAGTCCCATAAATTATCGTTTATTTTTTTCAATACATTTTCGTCTTTGTACCAATCATCTGAATCTAAAAAAGCAAAATAATCAAAATCTAAATTATTCATTGCATATTCTATTCCAACATTCCTACTTCCTCCGTTGTATCTCTTCCTATTGTTTCTTATCAAATGTACTCTTTTATCTTTTTCCACATAGTTTTCCACAGTTTCCACAGAAGTGTCATTACTCATATCATCTACTACTATTATTTTAAAATTTTTATATGTTTGATTTAAAACACTTTCTATACATTTTTGTAAAAATGTTTTTCCTTCTATATTACCATGGTCATTGTTATAATTAGGGATAATTATGCAAAATTCGTAATCTTTCTTTTTAGGTATCTCTAATTCGCTTATATTTGCCAAATTAACCGTTTTTATTGCATTAAGCTTAAAATTACTTGCATTGATTTCTACTTCGTTTATTTTTGATTTATGGACGCAATGCATATTAAGTTTTAGTAGTTCTTCTAATGGCTCATTGTCAAATATATATACTAACTCATTACCTTTTACTTTGTCTAAATATTTTAAACAAGTTTTATCTATTGCTACTTGCATAATATCTCCTTTTCTAAATTACTCTATGCAATGATATGCACCCAACCCCGTTCAGAGTTAAAACTATAGAACTCCAATTCGATATATCACTGCATACAATAATTTTATAAAAGGTATAGGTGGTTCTGCTATTTCCACCAGTCCTCTAAGTTTCTTTTGGTCAGGTTGAGATATTAACTGGAACTTAATCCATAAGCCTGTGTGCAACTTATTTTTTATACACCTTTATTGGCTGGAGAACCTAGATTCGAACTAAGAACTTTGGAATCAAAATCCAATGTGATACCATTTCACTATTCTCCATTGTCCTTACCACAAATTTTAACTAGTATATTTGTGGCTTGCAGTAAACTTAACTGGCAAAGAAATTCTGCAATTTAAAATTCTTCTTTTTTTGTTAGCTTCAGAAGTGGCACAAGTTAATGGATTCGAACCACTACAAACAGTTTTGGAGACTGTTGTGCTACCATTACACCAAACTCGCATATAGCAAAGGTCAGTTTATTTTTCTTGCCCTGTCCTTAACGGCAATAGTTAAGTGCAAATACATATCTTCATCAGATACAATATAATTGTATCATAAAAGGCAGAAATATTCAACTTTCTGCCTTATTTACCATCTTCTTTTTCAAAATATTTACATTGTTTTTTGTTTTCACATTTGCAACTTGGATAAGGATAATTTGCAAGATATTCGCACTCATCATTGCAACATATTTCATTTATCTTCCATTTGCATATGTCCATACTTTCTATTTCTTCTTTATATGTTCCATCATCATTTCTTGATAAAAAACTACTCATTATTCCTCCAATTTTGTTATTTCTATTTCAACTCTTGGATTTTCTTTGTCTACATACATTCTTGTTCCGTCTAAACTATAAACTATATTATAATTGTCATCTCTTAATACTTCATATTTTACTAATATGTCTTGTATTGCCTCTATATAATTTGCTAGATCTCTTCTTCTTTTATCTTTCACATAAAAATCGATTTTAAGATTTATCCTATAATCTATATTACTTTTATATTTTTTTAAGTATAAACCACATTCTCGCTCAAAATTAGTATATAATTTAGATTGTATTATCATTGGTCTTTTTATTCTAGGATTATATATTATCTGCTGACTATTTTTCTTTGACCTTGGTGTAATTGGAATCACTATTTTCATTTGTTGCCTCTTTACTTAATTTTTTTATTTCTAATTTTGTCAATGTTTTATCTATCCAGTCTTCATCATATCCTTTTATTTTATCTTCATCTTTTGCATAATTAATACATTTATAAACTATCATATTATTCAGTTTATTCTTTTTATATTTCATGCAATTTGTATTTCTATTTCTACAGAAGCCACATAATTTGTCTATTATTATATCTTCCATAATTTTTTTCTCCGTTTTCTTTTATTTTATCATTTTTACTTTTGTTTTGCAAGTTTGTTCTTTATTCTTTCATTTATTATTTCTTCTCTCATTTTGTCTAACAATTTGTATGCTCTATTTATTTTCTTTTGATTTTCTAAAAAAATACTTTTATTTTTTATTGTCAAACAATCAATATTCTCTAAATCACGCATAGCTTCTTCAATCTTTTTTTGTAAGTATATCGATTTCATATTGCACCTACTTTCTTTATCTTTCTTCATTGTATCCCATTTTTCCTTTTTCTATTCTTTTCATCTCTTCAACTGTATATTTGTCTTGAGAACACTTTTGATCCTTGTTTAAAATAATTTGCAATTTTAACTTTACACTCTGTGTCTTTTATTTTTTATCCTTCTTTCACTTTATTTTTAAAATATTGCTTTATACATATTTTGCATCTTTCTTTATCTGCAAATTCATTACAATTTTTATTTTTCCCCATTTGTTTGCATATATCTTCGTCTATGTCGTAATTGTTTATAGTTTCAGCTATTAAGTCTATTATTTTGTCTTTTTGTTCTAATTTGTCTAAATAATCAAAATCCATTTTTCCAATATCTTGATAATCATCATATATCTGCTCCACTGATTTTTGTAAATCTTTATTTTTATTCTTCATTTTATAATATCTATATTTCCATTTTTTTCTACTTTGCATTAAACTGTTTATACCTTTATTTATTTCTTTTACTTTTTGAATCCATTTTTGATTTATATCATTTTGTGCATTTTCTATTGCTGCATTGTATTGTTTGTACGTTAAATGTATTATATTTTTATCGTTCAGCTCTTCATTAAATACTGCACTTGCAAATTCTTTTAATCTTCTGTTTTCTTTCTTTAGTTCTTCTATTTCTTGTTGTTGTTTGTCTATTAAATTTAAAATTGTATTGTATGCCTTAACTGTATTATAGTTTGTATATTTAATAGTTAGTTTCCCTTCTAAAATACCTATGTTATCTTTTAAAATTTCTATTGCTTTCTTTTCTTCCTCGGTCATTTATTCCCTCCCAAATATATATTTTTTACAACACATTTAAGCGTTGATAATGATTTTTGCATGTCTGATATTCTCTCTAAGACTTCTTCTTTGTTTTCTTTTGTACTATTGTTACTAAAGTCTTGTATTGCATCTTGTAAGTTATCATATGTATATCTTACATTTGTTGAGCATTTTGAATAGTTTATACTCATTTTAGCCCTCCTTTAGTTTTTACTAAAATTAATATATTTTGTATCTATTTTTGAGAACTTTTCTCATTTTTTATATAAACTTTACTGTTTTTTGTTTATTTTGTAATTTATAATAATCTTGTAATGTTTTTATTCTTTCATCAGTTCTAATCTCTAAACACCATAATACAGTTTCCTCTTCCTTAGTTTTTGATTTTTCTCTTTGTCTAGATATATCTTCTAATTTACCTTTCAATTCTTCTATTTCATCTTCTATTTTTTTCTTTAAAATGAAATTTAACGCAATTGTTTGTGGAGTATAAATATGTGTTTTATCATATTCTACTTGTTCTTCTAACCTATTATTCTCTTTTAATACTCTTTTATAATCTGATAAAATATGTTGCATAGATTTTGGTATTTCTAAATCTACTGTTTCCCAACCACTATTTTTAAAAAAATTGCTGTCTATTTCATTTATAGCACTATTTGCTAAATAATTTTCAACTATTTTTATATCTTCTTCTATACGATTTTCCACTACTCGTCCTCCTCTCCTAGTTCAATAACTTTTGCTATTTTTGCTCCACATTTAGGGCAATAATTATAACTATTATCTTCTGGTGTTCCATCTTCAAAATACCACTCTTCTTTACAATTACTGCACCCATATATAATATAATCATAATCATCTTTTCGTATAAAATTACATTCTTTCACTTAAAGCACCTCCTAACTAGCACTATTTAAAATTATATTATTTTTTATTGCAATTAATTTTTCCATTAAAATATCTATAGTTTCAATTTTATAGAAATTTAACTCTGCTAATGGTTCAAAATCTTTATCATTTAATCTTACTTTATCTCCAATTTTTAAAGTATTAATTGTTGCTTTATCTAAATATAAAGAATTTCCTATTTGTGTCATTAATATCGAACCTTCTCCGTTTTTGCTAAAGTCTATTTTTAATCTTTCTTTCACTTAAAACACCTCCTAAAGCTTGTCTTTTTTTATATTCTGCTATTCCTAACTTTATAATCTCATTAACTATTTCTTCATCTAAAAAATCAAATTTTAAGTTTTCTTTTGGATATTTCTTTGTAAAATAATCTCTTATAGATTGTTTTGTATATTCATCATCTCTTTTTACTACTTCTTTTATTACTCTTTCCGAAAAAGAAAACATTTCATTCTCTGTTTTTTCTTTCACTATGTATCACTCCTTTCCTCTTTTATTTTTATGTTTTCTGATTTTTTCTAAAATATTTAATATAAAATCATATACAAAAACTCCAATTATTAAAACTATTATTGCTATTATTGCTATTATTGTTATTATGTCGTATAAAGTTAATATTACTTTCATATCTTATCTATTCCTCTCTAACTTAATTTATAGGAAATAAAACTATACATTTTTGTGCTATATCTTTATTAGTTTCATATATTTCTCCCTCAAGTTCATTTTCATCATCTATATATTCTTGATTTAAAAATTGCCCACTCCAAGTATTTTCTGGAATATAATAACCTCTTCCAAAGCCTAATGTTCCTTCAAGTGGACTATAATAATTTCCTTCCTCATCGGCATTTAATATAACTTCTGCATTTTCATCTTCTAATTTCAATTTTTCTATTAACTCTTTAACTTTCATATCTTATTTACTCCTCTCTATCTTTGTTTCCATTATCTTTCCTAATTCTTTGTATTTAGGTTTTAATATTTTCATTTTATATAATAATTCTTTAAACCAATTTTCTCTTTTTCTAAAATATAGTAGTTTAGATTCTTCACTCATAATTATTCACTCCTCTCATATTTAATTTTATTTACTATTTCAAGCCTATAATATCCACCTCTTTTACTTTCTTGCCACCATAAGAACCAGAACATTGTATTAGATATAATGTTTATTATTTCCTCGTTTTCACTCCAACCACCAGTAATCAAGATTAACATAATAGAATTATCTTTTTTTTCAACAACAAAAGTACCATATTCACTATTCCAATACTTGTCTATAATATTTATACATTTTCTCCAATCGTCTGTATTGAAAGTGCTTAATTCTTCTTTATTCATATCTTATTTACTCCTTTACTACTAAATTTGCTTTGATTAAATCTTGTACCCATTTTTCTTCCAATTTGACTTCTTCATAACCAAATATTAGTACAAATTTTCCTTGTCTTATTTTTCTATCATCTTCATAGATAAATAATTTATGTTGATTATCTGACAAATATTTGCACCAATATTTTTCTCCGTCTTCTTCTTCGTATTCAAATCCAAACTTTTCAAGTTCTTTTAAATCTACATCATCACGAATTTTAAGCATATCTATTCTCCTTCTAATAATTAACTCTAATTATGTAAGTATTATTCTCTGGCATATAATCTATACTTAGTCTTAAATCTTGCATTTTATCTATTCCATATCTTTCTATTTGCATTCCACCTCTTAAATTTCCTATATGATTAGTTATTGCAAACTTTACTATATTTTCTAATTGCCTAGTATAAACACTAGATTCGGTTTGTTTATCTAATTTTTGTCTTAATCTTCTATTTGATAATCTTTCTGTTTCTAAATCATCTCTTAATTTTATAAGTTCTTTATTTAATTTTTTTACTTTTCCTTTAACGCTCATCTTCTCCTCCTAATAACTCTGGATTATCGTATATATTTTCAATTACCTCCATAAAATTATTCACAAAACTAACTCGCCCATAATTTTTACTCATATTTGTAACATCTATAGAAAATCCATTGTGTTCATATATAACTTTTCCTATATCTTCATCTCTATATTTGATTTTTACTATATCTCCTTCATATATTTCTTTTCCGTTTTTATCGTGTAATCCCGTATATTGCATTAATTCAAATCTCTTTGTTGAAGTATCTTCTATATATCCATATTGTATATCTTCAAAATAATCAAATATTATTAAAATGTCATATGCTGGGTACCATTCGTCTCTTGAATAAGTATAATCTGTATCACAATCCCCAGTATTAACTGTATCTAGTAACCCTTTTACATTCTCTTTTGTTATCATTTTATTTAAGGCTCTATCCCACACTCTAAATTTTATTTCTCTATTCATCTTCTTATTCACTCCTATATATCTATATATTTTTCTTCTCCAAATTCTAAAGTTTCAAATGATTTTAAATGAAAAATTATACTATGAAAATTAGGTCTATTTAAGTCTCCATTTTTATTATAAAAATATATTCTTTTTCTGGGAATATATATTTCATATAAAAATCTATATTTTTTTAATAAATTGTAAAATGTTACACTATATAAAAAAGTTAGTTATACAAATGTCATAAGAATAATCATTTTCTAAAAAATCATTTATATTATTAATACTATTAGGAAAAAATTTGACAAAACTGCTTGTATCAGTATCATACGGGCATATTACTGTTCCATGAATATTAAAATTTTCCTTTATATATCTTACTACGTTGTCAGGTGTGTACCATTCATCTGATAATATATTTTTGGTTAAATAATTAATTTTATTATTATAACTCATTATCTTTTCCTCCTACTTTATAGCAATTAGCCTCAAACTGTTCATGTGTTAGTATTGTTTTTATTTGTCTTATTGATATGAAATTATATTGATAATTGCTATTTAAATCTAATTCAATACATTCTGTTATATCATTCATTACATCATAATCTACTAATATAACTTTATATCCGTTTACAAAATCTCCAACTTCTATTAAATCTATTAGTTGTTTACTGTGTCTTACTATATTTTTTTCGTTATAATAATTATATTTACAAGAAATATGTTTTTCATTGCAATTTGAATTATTGCACTTTTCATCATATTCAATTATCACTTTATCAATAATTCCATCTTTTGTTCTTACCTATTCATTTACTTCAATTTTATCTTCCATATAAACCTCCTATTGTTGCAGAGCATCTATAAGCTCTATTTGTTGTTGTACTTTATTCTGTAATTCGTTAATTTTTTTCTGTTTATTCTCAGAATCTATCATTTCAACTGCAATAAAATATATGATAATGCATAATGCTATTAATGTCATACATATGTAACACGTGATATTTTCAATCGTTTTTCTATAATCCATTGTTTAACTCCTTCCGTTATAAACCTAGCTCTTCTAAAGTATATTTCTTATTTACTTCCATTCTTTCATACATGCTGTTATCTGTTATGTATGGAAAAACTAGTTTATCATTGTCTTCACAAACTATTCTTATATAGGGATTTATCTCTGTTATTTCTTTTCTCTTTTGTATAAATCGTATTCTTTCCTTGAACGGTCTAATTACCTCTGTTAAATATCTCTTTTCTACTTCATCTAATATTTCTTCTTTTCTCTCAAATACTGTTTCGTATTTGACTGGTCTTTCGACTTTGACTATGTCGTACTCTTCCTCTCCATCTACATCTTTCAAATCTTCTGTGTGATATCTTAATGGTTTGCAGAGATCGTTTCCATACAATTTGTCTCCAGATACAATTTTCTTTAGTCCATTTCTGTATGTAACTATATCTCCATCTTTTAAGTCTAATTTTGTGAATTTTACTTTTACAAATTCATCTTCTCTCATCCACCATAATTCATCTTTTTTAAGTGAACTGCATTTATAGTTTTTATTATCAATTTCCTCTATTTTTACAATTTCTCCAATATCAAACTCATGTCCGTATTTTTCTGCTATTACTTTTACTTTATCTCCAGCCTTAAATTCCATATTATTTTTCCTCCTTCATAATACCTATCTCTTGTATAGTTGGTATCTCTTTACATATTTTCATTCCGTTTATGCAGTCACACCTGCATACCATGTCATATATATTGTTGTTGAATTTTTTCTTGTAGAATATTAATCCTATGCCATTACATTTCGGACAATCTACAGTTTCATCTTCTTGCTGTTGTATTACTCCTGCCGTTTTATTTATTTCAATCATATCTGCCAATTTCGGCATAAACTTACATTGTCTATATGCTTGTCCTATTATGTATCTATATCTTGTTATATTTATTTTTTTAAATTCTGAAAACCAAATTTTTCGTTGTTCGTTTGGAATTTGTTTTTCATAAAAATTCTCTAATTTTTGTGTTTCTGTATCAAATTCTTCAAGCGTCATCTTCAACACCCCATTCCTTTTTTAGTCTTGCTATTCTTTCTTCTTTCGTTTCTTGATGTTCTTCATTACCTTTTACATTTTCTTTTTCTTCTTGTTCTTTTTGTATATCTGCTACGACTTTATATCCTTTATTAATCCAACTATTTAATATTCCTTGTATATATCTACAATTTCTTTTATTATTAATACTAGCTATTTTTATTGCTTCTATTATCATTTTGTAATCAATATCATTATAACTAAATAATATCTCTGCTGTTGCTGGTGTAATTAATCCTATATTTTCTTCGTAGCATTTTATTATTTCTGTATTTTTCTCTTTCTCTATCTCTATTTTTTTCTCTATCTCTGTGTTACAATTTGTTACATCGCTGTTACATTGTAACATTTTTTGGTTTCTTCTTTCTCTAAATTTTCGTACTCTTTCAGCACTTTCACTTTCTTTTCCTATTAATTCTTGCATAGCAATCATATAAAATGAACCGTCATCTAAAATTTCTATTGCGTTTACTTTTTGCAATGCTCCAATCATCAAATTTATAATATTTGTATCTTCATCTAAAATCATTGCTAATTCTTCAATGTTACTTGGTAATATTTTATCATATTTTATAAAGCCTTCCGTTTTAAGACTTTTTAATTGCATTTTTAAATATGCTATTACCAATTTATCGCCATCTGGCAATTTTCTTAAATATTTTATTTGTTTTTCTTCAAAAAAGCCTTCTTTTAATTTTAACCAATAGTATTTTTTATTTTCTGCCATTTTCTCCTCCTTGACACATTTCTTATTTTTTGTTTTTTTAAGTAAATGTCTTACTTAAATGTTTTTATGTTTTTGTAAGATTTTCTTGGTATAGTAAATAGGTTGTGTCAATAAGCCCTATTTACTATTTTTTTTGTCAAATTCTTCTGCTAATTTATCTGTCATTTCTCTTACTGCTTGTGACAATGTTTTTCCTTGTGTTTTTAATATAAACATTGCTTTTGCTTTTTTTTCTTTATCTACTCTTACTACTAAATTATCTTCCATTTTTCTACCCCTTTCGTAATATTTTTATTACATTATATACTAAATATTTTATAAAATCAATACTTTTTTATTATTTTATATAACTTTTTCCAATTAATTTTATAAAATCATCTCTGGTATGATTTACTTCATACATTTTTTGCATTGCTATTTTCAATTCGCTTAGTATTTTCTCATTTTGATGGTGTTTTCTACAAAGAGGTACTACCAATCCATTTAGTATGCTTCTTTTTCTGTTAGCACCTCCATATACTTCGTGCAAGTCATCTCTTAATACTTTTTTGCCTTGTAATCTGCATATATAACAATGTTCTAAATCATCTGTTAAGATACTATATCTTGATTTTTCTAATTTTATTTGTTTACTTGTCTTTTTATTTATGCTTTTATTCCTACGAGGTTCGTTTTTAACACATTTTATACATTCAGTAGTATAATTTATTATTTTTTTATTTAATCTGCAATAAAAGTATTTTTCGTAGTTTTTAGTGCGTATTGTTATATATTTGCATTTGTTCATATTTATTCTCCTTTAATTTAAATAAATTTTTTCTTCACACTCTGGACATACGACAAATTCCCAAATTATTTTTTGTATATCTTCTTTTGAGTATATAAATTTACATTTGCAATTTGAGCAAGTTATTTTATTATCTTTAAAATATTTACCATGCTTTATTATTTCCGTTCTAATTTCCTCCATTTCCATAATCATTATTAATTTGTGCTTGTAATATTTTTATTTTGAGTTTATATACATTTATAGCTTCTTGACAACTTTTATACAAACATTCTGTTATTATCTCCTGCTCTTTTGCTTTTGCTACCTCTTCATTTCCTCTTGCTATATCATAAGATATAGTTACAGGCATACCTTCCGCTTTTAGCTCTAACAATTTTTGTGCAACTTTTACTCTATAATCTCTATATGCTTTTGCATAATCTTGTCCTCGTTTTTTATATTCACTTAATGCACTTGTTAACAAATTATTTAATTCTTCTAATTTTTGTAACTCTTCCATATTTACTCACTTTCTAATTTTTCTATTTCATCAACTAATTTAATTGTTCCTTCATCTCCACAATTCATAAAATAATCTGAATCTAATCTTAACATTAAATCAAAAAATTCTTTATACTTTTTATTCTGCTTTTGTAGTTTTTCAACTAAGTTTATTACAATGTCTTTTGCTTCTTCTCGACAATTACAACAACCATAAATTTGTTTTCTTTTGGTGCCTTGGTAATAGCAAGTTTCACATAACTCATCAAAATCATATATTTGTTTTAGTGCATTAATTGCTCTTTTTTGTTCTTCACTTATTTTCATATATAATCTCCTAAATTAAATTTTAAGCGACTTTATATTTTAACTATATAGTTTATTGCCTTTGATATAAAATCGCCTTATTTTGCCGTTTATTTTTGTTTTTGACATATGTCTATTACTTGTTTGCATTGTTCTATTTCGAATAATGCAATATGTGTTTCATCTCTTGTTAAATTCATTTGTTTTGATAACCAACCGTACGCATTATATCTTGTCATCTTCCTTGTTTTTCCTTTCCACAATTTGTCAAATTCATTATGTGCTTTATGTCTCCATTTTCGTAATTCATCATTCGCTAAAGTTCCTAATGGAGTTAGTGTTTCTGTATGAACTCCCACATATGCCTTGCATTTTCTACATAAAAAACATTTTCCGTTTCCATATTCTTTTCCATATATTTCAGCATTTGAAGTAAAAACCACAGGACTTCCACAATACCTACAAACAGTTGGCTTTTCTAATATTAAATCCACCATAAATTTTCTCCTTTTAGAATGGCAAATCTGATTCAAATGTGTCATAATTATTTTCTTCTTGTATTCCTTCCCTTTCAATCTGTTCATCTTCTGTTGTATATTCTTGTATTACATATTTTATATGTGGCAACCCATTTTTGTCTTTATAAAAACCTTCAAACCCTTTTGTTACCTCTATTTTTGTTTTATCTGATATGTTTGTATTTTTTGGGAGTTGTACATTAATAAACATACTTTCCCATTCTCCATTTATATTTTTTTGACTTATTTTTGTTGAATAAGCCACCTTACCATTAAATTCTTTTGCATATATTGTGCATTTTCCTGATATATTCATTTATTTTTCCTCCTTTTATATAAAATTATAATCGTTTTATTACTTGAAATCCCTTTGTTGGTTTGTTCTTTTTGAATGTTGAGTGCAATGTTCCACTTGTTAAATTATTTTCTTTAGCAAACTTATCTAAATTAGTTACTTTTATTGTCTCTCCATTTGGTATTTTTACCAAATACTGTTTAGCATAATTTTTGCTTTTATTTTCTTGTACTTTTTCTAAGTGGTCGCTATAAAATTTTCCTGATAAATAATAATCCTTTTTTTCTATATCTTGCCAATCATTATAATAAAAAACTTTATATCTAAAATATGCAACTTTATTTCCATTTACTGTTCTTTGTATTAATTTATAATCTAAATTATTATTCAAGCAATATTGTCTTAAATCATATATTATAGTTTCTGTTTGATTTTCAATATCTATTAATACATAATTTTTTCCTGTATTACCTAAATTTTTACCTTTTCTAGAACAATCTATATTATAGTTATCATTTAGTAAAACACATTTTCCAATATGTGACATTGTTAATTTTTTTTCATATTTAAAAGCCTCTTTTCTATTTTTAAAACTTGCTTTTACTTTTAAATCTGTATATTTTAATTTTAAATTTGGATAATTTTCACTAATATATTTTGAAAACCTATTTCTTTTATTTTTTATATTGTCGTTATGTTGCGTTGTCCTTCTTTTTATGTTATTTGTACATCCAACATATTTTTCTCCATTTTTTAATTCTATTTCATATATATGATACATATAAACACCTCCACATATATTTTACCATTTTTTATATTTATTGTAAAGGTGTTCCGTATGATATCATGATTAAATCTTATTTTTGTAACATTAAATTTAAACATTTTTTTACTGTATTATCGCCATTTTGATATAACCAGTTACAATAATCTTTTTCTGTTTCTACTAGCTCTTTAATTGTTTTACCTGCGTGTTTTCCAAATGTTATTGTATATTGTCCTGCTTGTTCCTTAGTTGTTATTTCTGTTTGATTATTTTGATTGTTTTTATTTAAACTATTTGCATCATCATCTTCTGTTGCCAATCCAAACGCCATTAATAAACTATATCTTCTTGCGTAAGTTAATGCTGATCCTTGTTCTTGTGCTGGATTGTTATTGCCCATCAATGTTGCTTGTACTATTCTTGCTCCTTGAAGCCATTCCTCCTCCCATTTTCCATCAATATATCTTTTTGTCATTATATAATCGTCATTTTCTATTCTTTTTATTTGTTGAATATATCTCATATTATTTTGCTCTAAATATTCATGTATTTGTGCAATATCTATATATTGATAACTATATTTTCCACCATTTTTTGTTGGTATATCTGCTTTTTGATTTTTTGTTAATGTTGTTTCTGCCATATTATTTTCCCTCCTATTTTATTCTCAAACTTGTATTTTCTGTATTTATTTTAATTCCGTTTGGTATCTCTCCTGTTTCTTTGAAATTATCTTTTATTTTTGTTTTATCTATCTTAGTTGTTGTAATAATTGTTTTAAATTCGTCTGGAACTTCTTCTTCGTTTTCTATCTCTATTGAGATTGGATTCTTCGCTATACTAATAATTCCTAATCCTGTTTCTATTTTCTTTATTCCGTTTTGTTCCATACATTCTTTTACATATTGCTTAAAATTATCAAGTTTGTTTTCTAATGCCTTTCTTTGCTCTGATATTCGTCTTTCCTCTGTTTTCATTGCTTCAATTGTTAATTCTATGTTTTTTGTATATCCAATTATATTTTGGCTTTTTTGTTGTAATAATTCTGTTAATTCTTTTTCTAATTGCTCTTTTAATTCTGGTGTTATTTCTTCTTGTTCCATTATTACTGGAATCATTCCCGTTATTTGATATAGACTCAAACTATTCATTTTCAAGCCTCCTAAATACTATGTTATTTTCATCAATTAAATCTAAATAGTCCATTATAGTCTGCTCCTTTCGTATTCTTCATCTAATGCTTTTTGTTCCTCTTCTTCTATATCCTTTGCTATTTGTAATTGTTCTTCATATTCTAGCTTAAAATCTTCTTCAAATTCACTTAATAAGCCATTTATTTCTTCTTTTAAATCTTTATTTTTAATATTATCAAATAAATCTTCTAATGTATCTTTTATATTATCATATTCATCAATAAATTCTTGTGCATTTTCTAAAATTGTTTCTTTATTCATTGTAATTACCTCCTAATTATGCTATACTGTAAGTATAGTATTTTAATATTTGATTTGTTCATACCTTCGTAGACTAGTCAAACTAGTCTATTTTTATTTGTTCTAATATTTCTTTTGCTAATTTGGTTTTTGAAGTCTTACACATTTCTTTTATATTTAATAGTGTCGTTCTTATTATTGTAATATTATTTAAAATATTTATATTACTTTTTGTTATTTCTTCTATATAATTATCTCTATTTTTTATTTTTTCTTTTAATTCGTCATTTTCTTCTTCTAATGCTTTTATACTAACATATTGTGCATTGTTTAAAGTCTCTAAATCTTTATTCCTTTTTGCTAATTTCATTGGTTTATACCATGGTATTTCATTACCTAATTTTTTCATAATTAAATTTCCTCCTTAATTAAATTTCCTATAAATTTCCAAATGCTAAATCCAGTTAGTTGATATGTTAAAAATTGTATTGCTAAAAATGCAATTATTGTTGTTACTAAATAACTTATGATTATTCCTCCAAAAGCTAATATTTCTAACAAATTATACATTTTCTTTCTCCTCCTTAGTTATTATAATTTTTTTTCCTTGTAAATCTATGTTTACAAGATCTTTGTCCTTTAAATTCAACTTGTTTACTATCCATTTTGGTATAGTTGTTACTAATGTTGAAACTTCTGCATTTGCTTTTCTAAGCTTATATTTCATTTTATTTCCTCCCTTCAATTATTATATTATAACAAATATATATATTTGTCAATATTAATAATTG